CTGCAACCCTTTTATGAGGCAAATTATGAAGGATGAACAAAAGATGAAAGCCGCTGCCAAAAAAGCAGCCGCATCATTGAATTACAAAGCATCGTTGAAAAAGGCTGTCCGTGGTGGCGACTTTGAAGGTGTGGTAAAGAACATTATGTTATTGGCAATCAAGAATAATGACGATACCGACTGGAAATGCTCACCCAGGACTTTTATGGAATTGCTACAAGTCTTGAATAACTACAGGAAGGAATTTGGATCAACTGATCAGTATGACGATATTCTGAAAGTATTAGAGGGCGGTCGAGACGAATGAAAATACCTGAGGCGTTGTGGAAGAAGATAGCCGATGACCCACGCACCTTTTTCCGTTTTTTACAAGTTTTTGACAAACAACAAGCAAAATTGGTTCCTTTTGTTCTGAATTCAGAGCAAGAAGAATTATTAGATGCCCTATTAACCCATAATCGAATTGTGGTTTGTAAAGCCCGTCAAATAGGTTGTTCAACATTGATTCGTGCATATTTTTTATGGAGAAGCTACATTGAAAAAGAACCCACCCGACACGCAATTATCAGCTACACCCGAGACAGTGCCGACCACCTGCACTCCATCGACAAGCAATTCTACACAAGCTTGCCCCTGCCCCTGCAGCGAACATTATCCAAGTCATCAAGTCGAACCCTTGGATTCAAAGATACTGGGGCCGAACTTAGAAGTTTTACAGGCGGCGGGAAAGGGGGCGCCACGCGATCCTTTACATTTTCTTCAGCTCATATCAGTGAGTTTGCTTTCTTTGATGACCAAGATGAGTTGTTGGCTAATACCATCGCGTCGGTCGGAGAAGGACAAATAATAATAGAAACTACAACTAACGGGCCAGGTGATAAATACCATCAATTGTGTATGGGTTCGCCCCTAAATGGTTGGCATCTGTGTTTCTTTCCCTGGTATCAGCATAAAAACTACAAGAAGAGAAGTGCTTTTGGTCAAAATGGTGTGCCGCCTATGACTGAAGAAGAAAAGCAGATGATGGAAGACTTGGGATTACAAAAGCAGCAGATGTATTGGCGTCGGACACAAATAACGACAATGGGTATTGAAAAGTTTAAAAGAGAATTCCCATCTTCGGTTGATGAAGCATTTATGTCAGATGCCAAGATATTTTATCCGTCAGATGTTTTAGACGCTTGTGAAATAGTTGAATTAGGTGGCACAGATCGCTGGTATTGTGATCCACATCAAGGTGATTCATTTGCTATGGGTGTTGATGTGGCATTGGGTAAAGGTGGTGATTATTCTACAATTACAGTTATTTCGACGACAACATTGCAGCCTATTTACCATTTCCGCAGTAATACAATTTTACCGCAGAGTTTTGCTGATAAAATATGGGAAGTTTATTGGGAGTTTAACGAGCCGGTTTGTTTGATAGAATCTAATGGCCCAGGTGCTCTTGTTATTTACAGATGTAAAGAATTTGGTATGCGAAAGTTATGGCGGGATAAAAATGGCAACGATTGGACGACCAGAAAGGAAAATAAATTGGCTATTTATGACAATGTTCGTGAATTGTTATGCGAAGGGCAACTCGCTTGCCTTGATTCTACCTTATGGAATGAAATGAGAAACTGTGTAATATTAGATAATGGACAACCTGGGCATCCCAAAGGCACCAATGATGACTTATTATTCAGTTTTGCACTTGCCCAATGGGTTGCCAAAGAAAACCCAGCTCCCAGTTTGTATGAAGTTAGAAAGGGGTTGATGGAAGAGTTTATGTCAAAAACACGGGCCCGAAGAATTAGAGCACGCGGTCCATTACCGTTTTGGAGAAAAGGTCAATGAAATATGAAATAAAACCACAGACAATAAAGAAAATAGCCGAAGCTCACGACAACTATTGGGATGACTGTCGAAAAGAACTCTATCGCTACAAATGTGCTTATGAAACCGACTTCTGGGATAAACAAAGAATGGATAACGAAATGCAAATGCAAATTCAAACAGCAGATGCATACGGTTATATCGAAGGCTACATCGCATCTCTTTACAGCAGAAACCCAGGTGTCATTTTTAAACAAGGACCCCGAGGTCGTGGTGCAACTGAAAAGGCACAAGCTCTCTCAAATACCTTTCTGGTTGAACACAGAAATACAATAGAGGATGCTTCTCGACTAAGCCTTATTTACCCTATGTCATTCATAAAAATGGTCCCTGTTGCCAACCCAGACATTTACAAGCGGGTTGATATGATGGCATTACCGCCTTGGGATATTATTCTTGATCGTGATGCTAAGCGTTGGAAAGATATGCGTTTTGTGGCGCATAAATACTGGATTCCTGCAAATGAAGCACAGGACAAATTTGGTAATAGACAATTTAGAACAGAAAAGAGAAAAGACTATTTTGAAAAGTATCAGACTTACAAAGAAGAAGAGTATGAAAATGAAATGCAAGCCGATAAAATGTTTCAATACATTGAATGTGTTGAGTTTTATGACTTGGTCAATGATCAACTTATCTTTTGGTCTCCCAATTATGCTGATGGTGAAAAGTTTTTGGATTCTGAAATAATACCATTTAGAGATTATGTTGATGAACCCTGTATTCCTATCATACCGTTTTATTTTAATAGAAAACCTGATGTGCCCTTGGAAGGTTATTCTTCAATGAAACGAATTTATGACCAAATTTTCGAAACTAATCTGATCAGAACTTTCCAAGCCAATGCAGTTAGAAAAGCTTCTCGTCAGTATATTGTCCAAAGGGGATTATTTGATGAGGAATCTATGGCACAAATTACATCAGGCATTGATGGACTTTTTGTGGAAGTTGATAGTGATGACCTTACTGCTGCTATTCGTCCTTTACCTCAGAATCCCACACCCCCCGAACTCGAAGTCTATTACAACCAAGTCCAAGCCGACAAAGACAAAGGATCAATAATGGCACCTTTTACAAGAGGTGAATCAACTCGTTCTTCAGCAACAGAAATTGCTGCTCTGGCTGCATATACAAGTTCAGAAGTTGGTCGTCTGGCCAGAGAAAGAGATATGACAATTGAATCAATTGCTAAAGTTTATGTTGATATATTGGCTGGTTATTTGGATGATGAAAAAACAAGTGATTATGTTATTATTAGTAATAGAACCGAATCTGTGTCAGCAAATGACTTACGGGAAAACTGGATCATTTATGCACAGGATCAGGCAATGACACCAATTAGTGAATCAGTTAGAAAGAGAGAATTTATTCAGTCTATTCCACAACTTCAAGGTTTAGGTGTTCCTAATAATGTCCTTTTACAAGAAATGGTTCGTGCTTTAGGATTACCTGAATCATTTATCGAAGAAGCAAATAAACAGTCTGCTGAGATGGTTTCGGCAGCAAAAGCAACAGCGGCAGGTAAAGCTATTCAACCTGATGCTGCAGAATTACAACAAATGGCTCAACCTGTTGGGCCCAATAATCTGGCAATATTTGGTGGTGGAGGTAATTAATGCCAATTTATGAATTTCAGTGCAAAATGTGTGATGCAACATTTGACGAATTATGCAGTTTTGATGACACAGAAGATATGTTTGAGTGCAGTTGTGGGGGAAAAGTAAAGAAACTATTATCCCCGCCTGCTTTTACACCCAGTTTATGGGGTGATGAAACAGGAAAGTTTGGGGCGTCGGGTTTTTATTGTGTCCAAGCCGGTCGCAGATTCCAAAATAGGCGGGAACAGGACAAATGGATGACAGCTAACGGAAAAGTTAGAGTTAGTAATGAGGAATTTGATCGTCTTTATGGCTATGATCAAGAAAAACTTAAAAAAATGGATGCAGATTCTGAAAAAACTCAAGAATACTTAAATAAACATAAAACGCTAATCAGGAGGAAATGATGGCTCAAGAAAATGAATTAGATATGCAAATGGCAATGGCACCCAGTGAGGGTGAAATTGCTGACTTAGAAACAAAAGTAATGGATGAAGCCCAAAAGCTACAACAGTCTGAAGATGACTTTTTGGCAATTGAAGGCGACTTTTCCAAAAGAATGTTAAACCGTGTTGTGGAGGCACTGAATCGTGTTAATCAAATATTTCAAGCGCCAGAATATCCAACATTTGATGCAGACTTGGAAAAATTACCTCCTGAATTTGGTCGTAATTTGGAAATGGTAAATTCTGCACTACGCGATGCAGGAATGGAAGAAAAAACTTTTGACCTTGCATCAGTTGAAAACGATAAAGACTTACGAGACATCGCAGCTAAACTTGATTCTGCTGCATCCGATAAAGTCTTTAAGTCATTTTTAGCAAAACCTATGGGAATGGGTGAATATCAAGCCGAATCTGGTATTCCCGCTGCACAAACTACCGGTGCTGATGTTGGAACAATGTCAAAACCAGCTGTGCAGCCAGATGAGGAAGAATTGTTTATGGCTCGAATGTCAAGTTAGGAGGAAATATGAGCGAATCAATCAGCACCCCAGCACAAGAAGTTGTTGTTGAAACTGTTGGGACTGATACACAATCAACAACAGACAAAAAAACATATCAAGGCCGTGATCGTGTCGGTGAAGCAATGCAAAAAGCAACAGCCGAAGCGACACCTGAAACTATGACTGTGGAAACACTGGCAAGTTTAAAAGGGTTAGATGACGGCGGTCATAAAGGAATTGATTACAATAAAGTAATCTCACAATTACCTGATGATGCACAAAAACTATTGGCAAATTTACGGGCTGATTACACTCGTAAAACACAAGAGTTGAGTGCCCAGCGTAAAGAATTAGAATCGATGAGAGACAGCCTAATTGAAGGTTCTCAAGGTCGAATTGAAGAATATGCTAATCAGGATCCTGTTGAACTTGATCCTTACGATACAGCATCATTTGAAAAACGAATTGAACAAGAAGTTGCCAAGCGTTTATCAGAAATGATGCAGCCAATGCGGGAACAAAGAGCAATAGAACAAAAAAGAGCACAACTCCAAAAGTTCAAGGATGACAACCCAGACCTTGGGGATTACAAAGACGAAATATATTCAATGTTAAAAGCGAATGAAAATATGTCATTAGAAAATGCATATTACATCGTGAAAGGAAAAGCAGTTGCAGCTGAAAACACTCGTCTAAAAGATGAATTGGCCGCCAGACAGCAAAGAATGCGAGATGTCGGTCTAAAATTATCATCTGGCGGTGTCAGAGAATCAGGTAATATTAAAGTTCCTAAACATATGAAAAGAGCACACGAAATTTATGCCTATTTGGCCGAACAAAAAGGAAAAAAATAGTGTAATAATGAACTGCCCCTTTTTGCGCATCGAAAAGGACAAGCAATTGGGACCCTGATACAGGATAATCCAAGATGCAAAAACAAATTATCGGAAAACTAAATGAAACTCTATAAACGCAAGTCTAAGTATGAAGGCCAAATTTTCTTGGATAACAAGGGAATCTATTCTACTTGTCCAACTTGTGGTGTAAATTGTTATCATTCTACCAGAGGTAATGCTACAAGAGCAGTAAAGAATAATTCTGAATGCACTTCTTGCAGTAAAACCAAAAAACCAGGTGAATACGCTGAAACTTTTTACAGCGAAAGATATCTTGGTGGAAAATGGTCGAAAGCTATCAAGGAAAGAGATAAATGTTGTCAAGTATGTGGCTCAGGTGTAAAACTTGAAGCACATCACATATTTTCACGCGATGCTTATCCCGAATTACGCTACATCTTGAATAATGGAATAACTTTATGCAGACATTGCCATAAAGAATTTCACGCAGTCAATGGTAAAAAACAATTAACACTTAAAAACGGAGGTTGCGATGGCAATCAGTAATGATATCCTCAGTTCCACGCTCCGTATTCTTCTTGATGAAGAAGTTGATCAGCTTTACCAATCAACTCCTTTACTCGACAAGATGCGCGAAAGAGGTGGAATTGAAACTTATGATGGCGGACAAAAATTAGATGTGCCGCTTATTTTGGAAGAACATTCCCAAATTACACAATTAAGCTCAGGTTATGAGCCTATCAACTTAGCAGTAAAAGATGTGCTAAGAAATGCAAGCTTTAACTGGTGCGACTTTGTTGCTCCTATTGTAATTACTAAAGCTGAAGAACTTTCCAATCGTGGAGATCGAGCGATAATTGATGTTGCAGAAGCTCGTATGAAAAGCGTTATGGGATTGCTAAAACGAGAAGTTGAAAAACAAATTCTTTGTAATGCTTCTAATATTCTTAGCAACCTTAATACTTTCAACGGTCTATCCAATGGTGCAAATACCGGTGGAAATTCTACTCAAGGATTCTTCGATAATGCAAATTTTGGATCACAAACTGCAGGAACAGACATCGGTGGATTGAGTAAAGCTAATTTCAGCAGATTACAAAACCAATATCTTAGTGGTGGTGGTAATCTTTCTATTCAAGAAATGACAGAACTTTATCTGCAATGTCAATTGAATACTCCTGACGGTTCAGCTCCTGACTTGATTGTATGCTCACCTGGCTTTTTCCAAGCTTACAAAGGTCTGCTTTACGATAAAGAAAGATACATTGATGAGAAAGTCCTTGATGGTGGTCGTCTTGCATTGGCTTTCCACGGCGCACAAATTCAAGCGGATCCATTCCTTGGGCCATCCGTTCAGGATAAAGCCGGTGGAACACCAGGAACGACAGCTATTATCAGTGCTTATTTCCTCAATACTAAATACATCAAACTTGGATTCGATTCAGCAGCCCAGTTCGAAATGGATGACTTTGAATTTATTTCTGGTTATGCAGCTCGTTCAGCTAATGTATATACTCGTATGCAAGTTTATTTCCAACATCTGGCTTCTCAAGGCTTGATGGTTCATTCGGAGGCATAAAATGGCTACTAATACTTTATTGCAGAAATTATTCGCAACAGATGAAAGCGGCGTGGGTGAAGATTCAGTTCTTGATTCAAACCGCAGACAAGTTGAAAGATTCTTAGCGGACGGAACAATTGCACAAGGCGCACCTGTTATTTTTGATGTTGTTGATGGTGGTGCTGGAGAAGTTGTTATGAAAGTTGTTGAATCATCCGCAGATAAAGCAGCTATCGGTGTTGCACTATCAAGTGCAGTTGCTGGAGACTTTGTTGATGTATGCATCAGTGGAATTTGTGAAGGACTTGTAAAAGGAACCAATAACGCAGGTAATGTGGCTATTGCAGCTGGTGATTATTTGTGTCAAGGTGATGTTGCAGGTGAATTTTACAGTTTTACCATTGGGGCAGACGCAGTTCCTCACGCTATTGCAGTTGATGCTGTGGGTCTTGGTGCTGCTACATCTTTGAAAACAATAATCGTTCTCAAACAATTCTAACAGTAAAAGATAGTTAAACTGGGGCCCGTCCGGCTGGGCGGGCCTTTTTTATGAGGTTGAAATGAACTTAAAAGAAATGAGAGAAATGGTGGCGAATCTGCTTGATTACAATCCAAATGTCTCCGCATACAATACGGAAATAAACCGTTTGCTAAACGAAGAATATCTAAATTTTTATATGACACAACCTTGGGAATTTGCTCAAAGAACTGTTGATATCTATACAAAAGAAGATGCTACTGATACAGCAGCAACAATATCAAAAAATACAATTGGCGGAAGTTGGAAAAATGTCGTAAATGTTTGTCCAAATATTACTGCCGTTTCAGGTGATGGAAACCTAAACCACGAAGGATCAATGTTAGTTATCACAGATGCCGAAGATGCAGATGATAATGGAGAATACATTATTGATTCTATTGACTTTTCAAATAATAAATGTTATGTATCTAAAGTGAGCGGCAACAGAAGCCGTGTTAATTGGCAATCAGGTGGATTAGTCGCAGATACAATAACAGCAAAAGCTTATCAAATTTATCAAACATTACCCAGAGACTGTGCGCAAATACTTTCAGTTGGCATTCGCAATATGAATGAAACAGGAACCGGTTTAGGTAATGCAATGGGGCATATCGATAATCTAACACGCAGACGAGATGAAGAATTAGACTTACGAATAACCCTGTCAGGAACTCCTATTTATTGGGTTGCTTATGACCGTGATCCAGCAGGATACAATAATAATTCACATTTTACTCCTCGCGCTAATCGCGACTTTACTGTTGATACAACAACAGCAGGAACACCTTGGCCAGCCGGAACATACGAATTTCATATGTCTTTTCTTTATCGTGGCATTGAATCTCCTATGTCTGATGCTGTTAGTATTACGCTAAATGGAGTT